TATGTAGGTAAATACTTAGTATTTACAATTTTAGCAAGTAATGGTGGAAGTGCTTCTACTCATGCTATTTGGTTTGATACTACTAACGGTGCTTCTGCTCCTTCTCACGGTGCAGATGCAAATACTGAAATTGTCATGCACGATACCGCAATAGTGACAAAAGAAGAATTTGCGGCTTTGATTACTACTGCTATTAATGCAGTTTCTAATATTAGTGCAGTTAGAAATGGTGCAGTAATTACAATAACAAATACTCATGGTGGTGCTAATTCAGCCGTGACAACTACAACAGATGGTGCAATTTTAAGTCTTGTTAGAACACAAGCAGGAGGCACAACCACTACTTCCGGTGCTTTAGTTTCAACTCATAGAGTGACTTCTAATACTGATACTACACTTAAATTTACTCCTGCTGTAAGTGAAGGAACGGCTAATCATTACTTTGTTCTAAAAGCGTATGGTTCTCCATTACCTGCTCCTAAAAGTGGTTCGGATAAGAGACTACTTGCTGACAATTGGTTGGGACTATTAGAAACAGGAACTTTTCCTAATGTTGAAGTTGAAATGAAACAAATGAATCTATCTTTAGGTGGCTCAAGGAATTGGACTTATCAATACAAAGGAACTGAAAACGCAACAGGTGGAAGTTTAGCATTTGTTCTTACACACCCAACTTGGTTTTATTATTTCTTAGGTTCTTGCAGTTCAATAACAGGTTCAAGTATAATTGGAACTAACAATGCTAATGTAAATGCAAATGGATTATCCACAACTAATGGAGATACAAATAATAAATTCTTAATAGACAATGGAGCATTTTTAGCACAAGGGCCAATTATTTACAGAACCGTTGGTGATAAGGTTGTTCCTCCATTAGCAAAAACAGATGTAAATACGGCTATGGATATTGTCGCAGTTCCAACAGGGTCGGGAACAAATGATTTATTGACTTATACTTTTAATGAAGTTGAAGGAGACATTCTTCCTTCTTTTGCTTTGGAACAAAGCGTAAGTAAGTTAGACGGTGCTAATCAATATAAAACCGGAACAGATGCTCTTGAAGATAATAACTTTGTTAGAATCGCAAGAGGAAATATGGTAAATGATATTAGTTTAACCGCTAATGAAAATGAAGAAGTTAAAATGACTATGAATCTAAACACAAGAAATGTTCATCTGCCAAATATTGATGCAGTATTTGAAGCAAGAAACGGTCAAGCAACTAATACATCTTTAATAAATTATAATACTGCAAAGGAATCTTATAATGAACCATACTTTTATTCTGGTGGAAGTTTCTCAATCTTTGGCCAAAACTTCTTAAAGATAACAAGTTTTACTTTGAATATGAATAACTCATTAGAAGATAAGAGATTCTTAGGCTCTCAAAGTAAATCAATAAAAGATGCTATTCCTGCTCAAAGAACTTATGAAATTAGTTTTACTGCTTTAATTACTGATAACAGATTGTTTAGAGAGTTGTTAGATAATACAGATGCAGGAGAACAGGCGGCAGGAACAAATAACATTGTTTTGACTTTTGCTAAACAAGGAAATGCTAACGAAACATTTACCATTACCTTAACTGATTATCTTCTAAGTTCTGCAAATGTCACTATTCCAGATAATAAGGGTGCGGTGACAATTGAAGCAACAGTTATGCCAAGAAATTGTGCAAGTATCGTTGCTACTACCAATTGGATTCTACAAGGGTGATTATATGGTTAAAGGACTCACATTAAGAGAAGCATTAAGGCAACTCAAAGAAAAAAAGGTTGAAGAACCTAAACCTAAAACTAAAAGAAAAAGAAAATCTAAATTAGAAAAGTAATATTCCACCAACACCGTTTGTTTGTTTGTTGGTTTTGAAGGTGGATAACATGGATAAAAAAATAGTAAGTGATAAGTCGGTGCTTTTTGCACTACAAGAGCCTAAGATGCACTATATTAAAGTTGCAGAAGATAAAGAAGAATACCTCAAGATTTGGGTTAAAGAACCAACTTGGCTTGAGGTTGATAAAGCGATGAATAGCATGATGAAAATTGATGCTAAGAATCAAGACATGGACATTGATTTGAATGCCATGTTTAAATTTATGGTTGAAAATTTTGTGGTTAAAACAGAACCGCATCTTTCAGCAATTGACATTCTAAGATTAACCCCTTATGTGGGTAATCAACTAAAGGAAATATTACCTAATCCTTTCACAACTCTTCAAGGTGATGAAGAAAAAAACGAATAATGAGAGAAGTTATTAGGGGAAAAAGAAATGACCCCCAACGACTTTCTCTCGTTATTGTTTATACTCTCGCTAAAGCCTTAGCGATTAGCCCATTGGAGATTTATAAGATGCCAGCAAGTTTAGTGAGCGATTTACTTATAATCCACAATGAGATAGAAACCATGAAGGCGGAAGAGTTAGACAAAGTAAGTTCCGATGCAAAATCAAAAATGAATAGTTTAAGGTGATTTTATGGTTTCAAGAAAAGAGTTTATGAAAGAGCAATTAAGGCTTCTTACTTCTTTAGAAACAAAAATGGATTCATTAAATGAAAAAAGAAAAGAATCAATTAATTTATCTAAATTAAATAAAAAAGAATTAAGAAAACAAGTTAAATTAGAAGAAAATTTAAACACAAGAACAAAAATATTAACTATGACTCAGAAATTAAACAATGACCAATTTAATTTCGGTATTAAAACATTTCAAGATTATAGAAAGGCAGGAGGAACAACTTTAGAGTATTTATCCGCATTTATGACAGGAACTTCGGAAAAGGTAAAAATACTCGGATTTGAAGCACAAGCCGTAAGGAGAGTCATTTATGGGTTTATGCCGCCCGGAATGTTTAGAATAGTAAATAAGGTTGCTTCTGTCTTTAATGGATTAGGTTCTTCATTTAGAGCAATAAGAGATGGGGCAAAAGGCTCTAATAATATGCTAACATCTACTGTTAAACTAATGGGTAAATTAAATCCTTTAACTGGTAATAAAGCAGAAAAAGGACTTTTATCAGTTTTTGGTGGAAAATCAAAAGAGTTAAAGGAAATTGAGGAAACATTAAAAGGAGATGAAAGAAATGTCAAACTATTAGGAAAAATAGGACTTGACCCACAAACTCGCACAGACTTGGAAGCAAGACGAGATGAATTACAGGGGCAACAAAGTAAAGGATTTAAGGATAACATTAAAGGTAGATTAAAAAGCCTTCCTGAAATGGGAATAATGTCTAAATTTTTCAAAAAAACATTTGATGTAGTAGTAAATTTGAATGAAAATGCGTTAGACTATTTTGATGAGAGCGTAAAATTCGGTGCAAGAATTAAAGACATGGGGAAAATGGCGTTTAGACCTATGATGACATTTTTAATAATGGCAGTATTCTATTTAGCAATATTTTCTGCTATTGTTATAGTTATTTCTAAAACAATTAAAGAGGCTTGGCAGTTTATGTCGGAACACATTCAACCTTTTATTTATATGATGTTAGATGCTTTAAGTGGTATATGGGAGAGCGCAAAAGAACTTTGGCAGGGCATAATGACAGGTGATTTACTTATGATAATAGATGGCGTGTTAGGTATTGTTAAAAACATATTACAATTTGTCATAGGTCTTGCATTAACCATTGTAAGTGGTTTATTATTATTAGCAATAGGAATAGTCAAAACCGGACTTACAAAAGTAATAGAATTTGTTAAAAAAGGGCCAACACATATAATAAATTCAATGAAAGATAATATTGGTAAAGTTCTTTTGGCTATTTTTATTCTTACAGGGCTATTTGTTGGTTGGCCTCTTGCATTAGCGGGGCTTGCGGTTGTAGTTGTTGGTAAAGTGATAAAAGGGCTTTACGATGCTATAACTCCTTTTGCGGCTGGTGGAACTACAAAGCAAGGATTATCATTAGTTGGAGAAAAAGGGCCGGAATTAGTTAGATTACCCACAGGCTCAAGAGTTCATAGTAATAGAGAATCAAGAAAAATGGTTTCTTCTAATAATTCGGGTGGAAACACAATCAATATTACAATTAATGCAAAAGATACTTCCGATGCTGAAATGCGAAGAATAGCAGAAAAGGTCGGAAGATTAGTTAATAATAGCATTAATAGAAATACAGGAATGTCGGGGATAAGGTGATAAAATGCCAATAGATGTAATCAATACTGAACATAATGTTTTTCTAAAAATAAATGCTCATAATAGTTCAGTTGGTAATCAAGTTGATACTATTCCATTAAAATGTATTTCAGTCGGGGTTGATGTTAGCAGAACAGTTCCGGCATTACCTGTTCCTCTTTCAAGCATAGCAAGGGGTCAATCGGAAACAATTGCCGTTGATTTAGGAATGGCGAATAAAAGCATTACATTGAATGGAGTCATTACAAGCGCAACAATAAGAAGAACCCATACTAAAAGTTCAGGAACATTTACTCCAATAAATATGACCGCAGAAGAATTGGCTCAATTAATTGCATCGGGTGTTGATTCTTCCGGTTTGGCTCATTATCAAAATTTCAATGAGTTAGTTTTCTTAATTGAGTCAAACATTAATGAAAATTATGTTGAAAGAAATGCAGTAGAAAGAATACCATTTACTTTCGCTTCAAGAGGCTCGGCATTAGAAAAAGACAATGAAAGAGTTCCATTACCTGCTGATTTTCCAACAGGCCAAAACTCAACCGGATTAACGGGTTTTATTGAAAATTTTAACTTTTCAATAGAAGCAGAACAACCAACACAGATTACTTTCAGTATGAGTTTTAGAGTGGCTAATATTTTCCCATGAGGCGATTTAAATGTATGATGTTTATGTAGGAAAACAAAGAAGCATAGTGTTTCCCATTATGTGTAATGCTCATGTAAATATTAGTTATGCAGATAACATTGTTGATTTCGCTAACAATAATGATACAAGCGATGATGTTCCTTACGGTCTATGGGGTCATAGTGGGTCTTTTATTTATCAAGCGTTATTTACTCCATATGATATTAATGGAATGGGTGCAGGTGGATTAAGAGGCCGAAGCGCACAACAAGTTAGCGATTTCATAATGCCTCAAGGTGGCGCAAATAAATTAAGCGAAGAATACTTACCAACTGCGAGCAGATATACACATAGCATGGTTCTTTTTCATAATGCTAATCTAACTGTATCTTTAAAGAACACTACAACTACTAACAACAATCAACCTGCTGAATATAAAATTAAAGTGGATATGAAAATAGCCGGAGTCAATCAGTCATTTGAGACACCAATGGTAATTAATGCGGTATCGGATAAAACTTGGTTAAAAGGTAATGCAGATAATAACAGTAATTATTCAGGATTTGATGCTAATGGTAAATTAAAATATGAAAGCGTAGCGGTTTTAAGTTCCGGATTTAGTGCAGGAGGAACAAGTTTAGCATTAACTATGAATGGTTCAAGGAGTCATGCAACTACTTTCTTTGTGGGTCAAAAAATATTTATTAGAAGTGATTTTGATTTTACCCAAATAGGAACAGTGTCGAGCGTCGGCAATCCATTAACTATTACGGCTTATAATGCTGATATTGCTAATGGAAGTGAAATATATGTTGAGCCTTTCAAAGAGCCAAAATATGTTAAGAATATGCACCATGTAGCGGTTATTCATAATGAATTTAATAATGTAATAAATATTTTTTACAATAGAAGTTTGGTTCTTTCCGCTAAACATAGCACCGCAGGAACATTTGTATTTGATAGAACCGATTGTTTAATCGGAAGAAATACTACTAATGGTGCAACTTTGGCTACAACCGCTTCTCAATATATGGGAGAAATTCATGAAATGTCATTAGAAAGGGGAACAAGAAAAAATATAACTTATAGCAATTCTTTGTTTCCATTTTATGATGATACCTTGATGTATCTAAGATTTGAAGAGGTTGATGAATAATGCCGACAATAACTATCGGAGGTATTTCCTCATCTTATAATACGGCAGGGAATGATTATTATGATGTTCCCACTAATCCTAAACTTACTCTTGGGGGTTATCAAACAGGGGATAAGTTATTTACTATAATATATGAAGATGGGAGCATATCTAATGATACAATAGAAAGAGCCGTTTCTTCCGGAACTATACATACTCAATATTCTAATTTACATAATACTAATGGGTTTTCTATTAGATGTTTTGATAATGCTACAAACACCGGAGTTGATTTGTCAAGTATTAATTTAGCAAATAACGAATATTATGTAATGATAAATTCAGATAATACAAATTTATATCATTTTGCTAAAATAACAAGCGTAGGAAATGCTGATGTTCAAGGAGATAAATTTGAATTTAGTCCAAAATTGGGTAATGAAATAGCAAAGGGTGTTAAGTTTAGGGTCTTTAAAGGCCCATCTAATACTAATAAAATAATTGCTGTTTCTGCCGGTATTGATGAAGATATATCATTATTGAATATAGCAAGACCATACTTTTATTTCTATAATGATAAATTAGATAAAAAGAATGAATTAAATCATAATACTAAATACATGTTAAAAAATAATGATACGAAAAGTCCTTTCAAAACATCTGTGACGATAGATAATGTAAATCATGCTTTTACAACTGTTGCTGACCATAGATATAAAATAATAGATTACAGCAAATTTACTTATAATATTAAATTAGAAGATAAATTAAAGTTATTAGACGACCCTAATGATGCTACAAGTAATGAAAGTACTTTGTTATCCACTACATACGCTACAACAACTAATTACAATAATTCTTTTATTAATGCAAGAAGAGATGTTAATGATGATGCTTCTTCTTTAGATTTAACAGGGCCAAAAAGATATATATATTATAATTTTTCACCGGAAGATAACAATAGAATGCCTAATGTTTATGAATGCAATATTGCTGATTCATTTGATGCTAAAGCGGGTTATGCTTCTCTTAAATTAATTGATAGCACTAAAAATTTATCAAATAAAGTATTTAATAATGATAGATTATTTGTTAATCAAAAATTAAGCGAAGAAAATTTAAATGATTGGGTTGAAGTTGGTGAAATTGAATCTAATATAGGATTACTTTATACATTAAGGGGTGAAGTAGAAAGACCTAATTTGTATTTTAGTGCAGGTAATGAAATCTTAATAGGAAATATGATATGTATTGTTGATAGTGTTTCTGGAAATACTAACCAAATTACTTTAAACACTACATCTCAAAGTCACCCAAGAGGGAGATTAGAAACAGACTCGGAATTTACAGACCGCTATTGGTTAGTTTTTGCAGAAGGAACAAAGGTATATAGAAGAAGATTAAATCCTGTTGATAATACCTTTATGACGGCAACAAATATATCAGAAAATAAATTAGAAAAACTAAATGCAATTATTTTATCTAATGAATATCAAAACTTTTACTGCCGATTGGGTAGTTTTATTTCTAATGTTGATGAAGATTATGGATTATTAACTTTAACTTTTGAAAATAATTTAATGGATAGTGAAACGGCACTTAGGTATGTCTTTGGTGAATTTTTATTAAATTATCAAGTATTTTTTGGAGAAGTTGAAGAAATAAATAAATCTTTAGAAAATCAACAAAGCGTTTTTGAGATTCAAGGAAGAAACACATTATCAAAGTTAGTAGATATTATACTTAATAAGAATACTGCATTTAGTGAGGATATTATTTATTCTTCTTTTAGCCCATATAACAAATTAACAACAGTATATGCAGGTAATGGTTCTTCTAATCCTAATGAAGTAGAGGTTTTTGATAATACCGTTCAGTTTGGAATAGCAGAAGGAACTTTTGCTTCAATGCCCGTTGTAGGTGATTTGTTATTTTCCGTTAATGGGTATATTGGTAGGGTTACAACAGTAGGCACTTATAGCGGAAGTTTAGTTGAAGTAGGCATAACAAGAGCAATAACAAGGGTGGCCGCAGGAGAAACAATATACAAACAAAACGAAAAAAATTATATGTTCACAAAGGCATTAGGTTCTTCTCATATTGCTTCTATCTCACCAACTTCTTTAGTTGGTTCTGCTGAAAAGGGTCTTATTTTTACTGCTGGTAATATGAATCTTGGATTACCTTATGGTGCGGCAGAAGGAGATAGTTTGGTTGGAACTTCATCATTTGGTTCTTTTGCATTATCGGGTCTTGAAACAGGAACATATTCTTCATCAAATCAAGACGCAATAGGTTATCAAATAAATGAGCCATCAGGTATAGCAAACGATAATTCATTCCAATGTAAATTAAAAAATGAAATAGGGAATAAAGAAGAAAGTCTCTTTGATACAGTTGATACCTTAATAGATTTTGAAGTTGTTTCTACAAGTAAGAAAGACAACATAACAGAAATAGAATTAGCCCCTTATATTCCCTTAACTTTAGGCAGAAAAATAAAATATGAAGGTATAAATGCTGAAAGAATGGAAACGACTTATACTCAAGCCGCAGTAGTCACAGTTAATGAAAATGCAAGAGAGGTAGTTTTCATCACTACTTCGTTATCTGGTGTAAATATTGGCGACCCGCTATATTGTGAAAGTTTTGATAATTCAGTAAGCGAAACAAAAGGATTTATTGGGTATGTGTTAGATATATTTCAAACCGATAGAGCCGCTAATTTTGAAAGTTCGGGTAATCCCGCTACTAATACTTCTACATTTAGAGTTCAATTAGATAGAACAGAAACCAGCGCAGGAAATGTATTACATTTTGATGTGGGCGATATTATTTACCTTTCTAATAGGAAACGACATCACATTAACACCCTTAATTCTGCTCATCTTTGGGGAGGAAAAATGATAACTATACCCCACCATACTTTCCTTGCGGATAATTCTAATAGAACAGTTCCATTTAATATGCACTTAGGAAGTAGCGATATGAATAAAGAATTTGGTATGCCTATCTATAAATCATTTAATTCGGACATAAAGAGATTAGGAGAGGAAACATTTACATTCAATGCCCCTCCTTTAATAACCGCAGGTTTCTTTAGTGTTAGAAAAACTCCTTTTGTTTCTAATTTTACTTCTTATCAATTTAAACCCAATGTTAATTCCGGATTAAACAATGTAATAGAAGAAGGAAAAACTGATTCTAATAGAAAAATACCATACGATATGAGAGGTATGAATAGTGCTTATGGCTCTAATATTACTCATCAAAGAAGAATGAAGAGAGATAATATTGAATCTATTGTTCCATCACTTATTAGAGGAATTTTACCAAGTTATACTATGGCGTTTGAAAACAAAGACCATTCCTTCCCAAGATTGTTTTTTTATATGACTTGTGATATATTACCATATTCGGATAATAGGCCGAGTAGTATATTTTCTAATCTAAAAAATATAAATAATTATAAATTGTTTTTGTTAGAAAATACTAAAAAAACAAGTGGAACTGATTTAATATTACAAGATAATAATTTTCAGACATTATCATTTACTACTGATATTACTTTAAATAATTTAAAACGATTTGGATTAATAAGATTAACAGAATGTGTCTATGATGAGAATTTTAATTTATTTAATCCCGAAAAATCTACCAATGAAATTTATGCTGAAAATGAAACCCCTATTGCTAATCAGTTTCACGAAAGAGTTAGCCTTACGGGAAATACCATTACGGCTATAAATTATGCTGCTAACACTATTACTTTTCAAAATTCTTTAACGCTCTCTCAAGGTGATGAAATTTTTACCAGCGATGGTAAATTTATTTGTAGGCTTCATACGAGTTTTGGGCCGGAAGTTGGGGGCGGAACAACGGGAACAGTATTTACTACAACTACGGCTGGAACATGGACACCGGACTTTAGCACTACACATTCAAATCCTATAAGAATAACAAGAGGCTTTACAACTTATATTAAAGGAAGGCACAAGTCGGATAGCGTTCTTGGAAATGCTACCGGACTTTCAAATTCTGTTAAATATCACCCACTAAAGGGTGCTATTATTCCAAAATCTTCTAATTATGATTATGGAGAAGTTTCGGGAGATTGGGCTTATGCGTTTGAAGGTAATTCTGCAATAAGTATGCCCGATGATGCCGAAGTAGTTTTACCTACTCTCTATAAAGATAAATTATTTCACAATCCTACATATTCATCAGGGGCGACTAATTCAGCACTCACAATACCTACTCAAGAAATGGTAGATACTGTTAATAAAAATAATGTCTTTGGTGGAACAATAGGAATTATATTAGATAGATTTGACATACAAGATTCTCACCATAAATTAGAAGCAGGAAACTGCACAGGAGTTTTAGGAACTAGTGGCGGTAGAGAAATAGATGGAACAGAAATAGGAACTCAAGAGATAATTAATGTTTGTTCTTTAAAACACTATAAAGAATTTTTAAGAGTTAATGACAATTCTGTAAATGATTATGGAACTGCGGATTTCCGTTCTCCTGCTGATGGTGCATATATCGGATTTAAACTTAGATTGTTTTACAATACGAGTTCACAACATATAGGGGGAGGGGTTTTACACCGTTCTACGGGAAGTCAAATATATAAAACTGTAATTACTCCACATCACGGTGATAAAACAGCATGGCTAAAATATGTAGATTTAACGGGTTGTTATTTAGTGGAAGAAAGCGGAACTCCTACTGTTAGTTCGGTTGATTCAATAATAGGAACTAAGGTTCAGCCAATATATGTTTATGCTCAAGAAGTCACTAATGGTAGTAATGATGTAGAACTCTATACTGAAGTGGCTTTAACTAACGGTAAAGCATATAGAATAATGCAACCTAATCCGGTTTGTTTTTATGAAGAATCTCCCGATAATATACAACTATTTGTTCCAAGACCTGAATATACCAAAAAGGCTAACTCTAATGAAATGTATGGTAAGCAAAAAAGCCACTATTTCTTTGATGAAGGAGGAAATGAAGGACATGAAACCACTAATGAGGCAGTATTGTCTATGTATGCTATGATTGATGTTCATAATCAAACGGCTTCTACGAATATTATTACTACACTTTCCGAATCAGTTTTACCAACAGGAGAACATGAGTTATTTTATAGTGACGGAATTAATTCTTTTAAAAGAAATACTTCTTCAAAATTTGTAGGCGAAAATACACATACATTGGTTATTAAAGATAAAAAGAAATTAAATGGTGTGATTTCAGTTTCGGAAACATTTATTGTTAATTCATTAGAAGAACTAAAAATAGAACCGAATAGGGCTTGTATTGGTTCAACAGTCACTATAACAAATGAAACAGAAGAATTAGTTGATGAATTATTGAAGCGTGAAGATATTGATTTTAATATGACTCCTGAAAATTATCCTATTTATAGTTCTGCTGACTTTCAAGGAACTAATTTATTTAATACATTAAATTACTTATTACACTTAAAAAACAAAAAAATAGTAAGTATAGAAGGACAAATTAAAATAATAAATTACAACGATGCTGATTTTAATGCTCAGTATTCTTTTACTGATGACGATATAACAGAAATTAGAACTACTAAATCTAACTTTAATTATTTTAATGAAGTGATAGTTTATGGTAAAGGTCACAAGGCGATTAGAAAAGACTTTAAAGAAATAAAGAAAAAAGGAAAAAAGACCTTAGAAATATTTGAAGATAAATTAACTACAAAAGAAGATGCAGAAAGAGAAGCACAAGAGAAACTAATTATGCATACTCAACTACAAGAATTAATTGAATGTAAAATACCAGTTTCTAAAATAAAATGTTTAGATGTAGGAGAAACCATTATTTTACAGTCTCAAGTTGCAGGTATTGAACCACGACCATTTTTAATATTAGAAAAAATACAAAGTTTTGACGGGTTAGTTCAATTAAAATTAGGTAAATACATTAAAGGAATAGAAGATACCATCGCTGATTTACTTCTTGATACAAAACAAACTAAGTCTTACCTAAGAAATAAAAGTTTCAATGTTAATGAAAATGCTTTTGATTTCTTTAACAGTATAAAAATAAATGAAATGCACTTATTGATTAGAAAGAAGGTGGTTGAAGCAGGAGTCACTTTAGGCTTCGGAACACAGTTAAATACAAACACAAACACACTTGGATTTGGTGGAGGAAGCACTACTTACACTACTTTAAAGGAGGAAGATTTATGATAACAGATAAACTAAAAGAAATATTAGCAACCCGAATAAAAGACATTGTTGATGAAGGCAAGTTAGGATTGGGTGGAAATACTACAAGCCCCTTAGCACTTGACTTAGATGTGCCAATAACAAGTAGTTCGCCAACAATTAGTGTCGAAAAATCAAATACTAATGTAGTTCAAATAATGGTTGAAGAAGTCGGGTCTAATATAACAGGCAAACTGATAAGAGAGATGGGTTTTTTTGATGGAACAGATATGCTTGGCAGGGTCAATTTTGAAGCAGTTGGCCCATTTAGCGGAACAGAAAGAATACAGATTTTTTTAACATTAGAGGTTGAGTAATATGAGTAAAGCAATTAATAATCCGAATTTTATAGCCACAAATGATGCACCGGAAGCAAGCGCACCAATAACAGGACAAATAGTTGATGGGTTTGATTTTCCACATACCGGACTAATCAAAGTATTTAATTTAGCGTGTGCAGGAAGTTATGCTATTAATGGTTTTAATGGAACAAACATTAATGCTACAAGTGCTACATTTGCGACAGGTAATGTTTTCCTAAAAGGAGTACTTACTGAAATAACAGGTGCAACAGTAACAATTCCAACAACTGCTAATAGACACCATTTACTCGTAGCAAGGTCGGGAGCATTAGTAAGAATACAAGCAACTGCCGATAATGAAGTTCCTCCTTTTGCTGATGGAGATGTAATTATAGCCCTTCTAAAATATACAGGTAGCGACCCTATGCAAATACAATATTTGACTTTTAATCAAACTTCTAAATCTTTAAGCGTTGGTAGATTAGATAATAGCGCATATAAAGAAGGTTTAACTATAAAATCTAATGCGGGAGATATAGAAATAGAAGCCAAAGAATCCGATAAAGATATTATTTTCAAAATAAAAGACGGCTCTACGCCATCAGTAGAGGTTATGAGGATAGATGCTTCCAATAGAACAGTAGGTATTGGAACTGCTATTGCTAATGCCGACCTACATGTAAAGACAACAGGAGCAAGTAATGACCTTGTATTAGGAACACACCAAGTAACCGGCGTAAAGGGTTTATTAATTGAAAGTACTCAAAATCACGACCAAAGTAGCGGGCCAGTGATAGGTTTTTACAGAAATGGCGCAAATACTGCTGCTTCGGGAGTAAGTCAATTAGGTAATGTTCTTTTTATTGGAGAAGATGCTGCAAATCACGCTACAATTTATGGACAATGGAAGACATGGGTTATAGATGCAACTAACGGTACAGAAGCATATGGTATGACTATTCAAGGATTAGTAGGTGGAGCAAATAAAGGTTTTATTAATTGTTTAGGAGCAGTAGATAATGGTTCTTTAGGCACTGACTATGGAGGTAAGTTGGGAGCAGAAGTTGTAATAAATCAAAACAATGTAGATATGGACTTTAGGGTT